TTGTTAGATGGCATTCTATATTATCTGAAATTGCAAAGTCACTTGATATAGAACCAGAAAAATTAATAAACGACCCAGAGAAAGCGGCAATCTTTGCAAAAATAATGGGAATGGCAAATGGAAATACGAAAACTGAAGGCAATAATCAACAGTCCTCAATGGCCAATGATGGAGGAACTCCTGCAGGAGCGAATCCAAATGATATTACAGGCGTTGGCGGTGGAAACATCGGAACAGGAGGTGTTCCGCAAGCAGGGGAGAGTGGCTTCTCTACAGGAACTTCTGAAAATGAGGGAACAACTTAAAAAATAAATGACAACATACTATAAAGGAAATAATATTGGTTTATCATTTGATGGCACAGGATGGTCATTTAATAATTTACCACAAAATTTTATAGACCCAGATGCATTTTCAACACCAGACCCAGTATTTCCTACTGCTCCTACAGAAACTACTACACCAGATGACTCAACACCAGACCCATGTCCAGCAGGATATGTGTATGATGAAACATTAAAACAATGTGTACCAGACCCTAATTATCAAAATCCTTTTAGACAAGATAATAATCAAGGTGGAGGCAATGAACAACCTTTTCAACCGGGCACAGGAGTAGAACTTCCTAGTAGTTTTGATAAAGGGCCAAAAAATATTTTTCCTTACTCAATGGATGCACCTACAAGAGCACAACAAAATGAACATATGCTTCTTATGGATGGTATAGCAAAAGGATGGTTAGTAGATAATGGCCAAGGACAATATATAAAACAGCCTTTTAAAGAAAGACAATTATCTGGTATAGGTTGGGCAGGTTCAGCAATAAAATATTTTAATAGAAAATCATATGATGATTATTTTAATATTTTAGAAAATGGATGGCAACCAGATGGCACAGGTTTATGGGATAAATTTTTACGAGGAAATAGTGTTTACTCTTTAAAAGGTGGAATGAAAAGAAGTTCTACAGCAGTTGGTGGTATTGGAGATGATGAAGAAAGAATAGTTGAATACTATGGATATAGTCCAGAGTTTCAAGAAAAAATTAATCAAGCACAATCTATTACAGGTGGTATGATTGATAGAGATGGTAATGTAAATATTAATGCTGATAATAAAGGTGGATACTATAGAGAAGATGGTAAGTTTGTTTTAAATAATGGACAAGTAGTATCATTTGGAAGTTTATCTGCAGGATTAAATTATATTTCTAAACTTCAAGGTAGTGGATTAAAATTATCAAAAACATTACGAAATAGATTAGCTAAAGGATTAGATAGTGCTAACTTTAATCCTAATATGTTACCAGAGGGATTTACTAAAGAGAGTTTAAAAGATATATTAAATACTTATAAACAAGAAAAACAAACTAAAACAGATACAGATTTAGGTTTAATTACAGAAGAAACAAAAGATGATGGAAGTTCTATTAGTACAGAAGGAGATACAATTTCTGATGATGGAACAATAACAGACTCAAGTGGAGATACATATACTCCTACAGGTGATGGTGGATACACTTATACATCAAGTTCTCCTAAACCACCTGTAGAACAAACAACTCAAAGTGGTGTTAAATATGGTGCAGGTAGAGGCAAAAGTGTAGATGCAGGCACAGGGGGAACACCTGTAAATTATGGTGGAAATATACCACCTGCAACTGGAAATACACCGGGTTTTTCTGGTAACCCATTTATAGATAGATAATAGGAGAAAAATATGGCAAATGGAATGATGGGAAATCCTATGGGAGCACAACAACCTCCTATGGAACAACCAATGAATAATCAAGGAATGCAAATGGGAGGAGCAGAAGATGCTGTTCTTGATATGCATTTAACAGATGATGTAAAAAAGGCATTACAAGCAAAAGGTGTAGATGTCTCTTCAGTAATGGATAGAGGCCCTAAAGAACCTGTAGTTGTTTTGCCAGTATCAATAATTATGGAAAGATATCCAAGCGACTCACCAGAAAATTCAATGAGAGAGTTTGTAATGGATATGACAAAAAATCAACAAGCAGTTTCTGCAGAGCAACCTATGGCGGCTCCTGCAGATGCACCTAGCCCAGAAGGATTAGGAGCACCAACAATGGATAGGCCACCTATGACAGCATAGTCATAGCCCCAATGCGACTCTAGGCCACCTGTTTTCCAACAGCCCCAACAAAGGAGAATAAAATGGAAGAAAATAAAAAAGAAGAGATTCAAAAAGAGGAAACGAAAGATGAATCTCAAGTAGAGGCTCTTCTCGAGCCTACACCTTATAAAAATAACTATAGAAGAGATTTAAATAAGGAAGAAACAGAGGATACAGCTACCGTTTCGAAGGACACTTCTTCAGAAGAAGAGGCCACTCCAGACGAAGAACGCCCTGTTAATGCTGAAGAGAAAGTGTTTAAGAAACGTTACGACGACCTTAAACGCCATTACGATTCAACTGTCAATAAGCATAAAGACGATGTCTCAAAACTTAGACGTCAGTTAGAAGAAAGTGCTGAACAAGTACTGCCAAAAACTAAAGAAGAATTAGAAGCCTGGCGAACTAAATACCCAGATGTCTACGATGTTATAGAAACTATAGCATATAATAAGGCAGATGAAAAAGCTAAAAAAGTTGAAACTAATCTTAAAGAATTAGAGAGCCAACAAATGGCCGTTCAAAGAGATAAAGCAGAAATTGAATTAGCTAAACTTCATCCAGACTATAATGAAATTAGAGCGGATGAAAAATTTCATAAATGGGTAGGTGAGCAAGATTCTAATATTCAAGGTTGGTTGTATGATAATACATCTAATGCAAAATTAGCGGCTCGAGCTATAGACTTATACAAAATGGATACAGGACATAGTAAGAAAAAAACTAATAAATCGTTAGAGGCATCAAAGTCAGTAACCTCTACTAATAAACGTGAAGTCGATACTTCAAATAAAAAGATGTGGAAAGTTAGCGATATAGCTAAAATGAAACCTCATGAATTTGCAAAACACGAAAAGGATATTGATTTAGCTAGAGTTGAAGGTAGAATTGTTAATGGTTAATCTTTAACAGTCTATAGGAGGACTTATTATGGCTATAACTAAATCAGCAGGTTATGACAACTTACCTTCGGGTAATTGGCTACCGGCAATATACAGCCAAAAGGTTCAAAAGTTCTTTAGAACTGCATCAGTTGTGGAAGATATTACTAACACTGACTATGCAGGTGAGATTGAGGCTTACGGAGATACAGTTAACATTATTAAAGAGCCAACCGTTACAGTTAGTTCTTACACTAGAGGTGGACAAATCAACATCCAAAATTTGGCTGATGACCAACTCCAACTAGTTGTAGACCAAGCTAATGCGTTTGCTTTTAAAGTTGACGATATTGAAGAAAGACAAGCTCATGTGAACTGGGAAGCCTTGGCAACTTCTTCTGGAGCATATGCTCTAAAAGATAACTATGATGGAAACGTACTTGCGGCTATGTTTGCAGGTGCGGGTACAGACCACGGAACTATTTCAAGTGGTCACGGTTCTGGTGATACAGACCCACTAAACACTTTGGCCTTAGCGTCAAAAACATTACACGGTAATGATGTTCCAACTGATAACAGATGGATGGCAAGTAGCCCAGAATTTTTTGAGCAACTAGCACAAAGTGCATCTAAATTAATGGATGCATCTGTTACTGGTGATGGAGCTTCTCCATTACGTAATGGTAGAGTTGTTGCAGGACAAATTCAAGGATTTAATCTGTATATGACTAATAACTTTGCAGGCCTTTATGGCTTGTTTGGACACATGTCTTCTACTGCTACTGCAAATGCAATTGCAAAAACAGAAGTTGTAAGAGACCCAGATTCATTTGCAGACATCGTAAGAGGTCTACATGTATTTGGAAGAAAAGTGTTACGTTCGGTAGCACTTACTAAAGCAACATTCACGTATGACGCTGATTAATAGGGAGGACTAAATTATGGCTACAGTAAGTAAAGTAACTGGCGGAACTAGTGGACATCCTTCTACTAGAAGAAAGCCTTACTATGTTGAAAATACAATCGACAACTCTTTATTTGACCCGGCAAGTGCTGACATTATACAATGTTTAAACGTACCGGCAGAAACAGTTGTTTTAAGTGCAGGACTAGAAGTGCTAACAGCTTCTTCTTCTTCTGTTACTTTTGATTTAGGTATTACAGGTTCTACAGCAGGACACCATGACCCAGATTGTTGGGTTGATGGTTATGATGCAACTGGAACAGGTCATGCTCCAATGGATGCTACAGATGCGGCACATCAACTTGTCGTTAAAACAGCAGATACCATTGATATTTTAGTTGGCGGTGCACAAGACACTGCAGGTAAAGTAAGAGTATGGGCAATTATGTGTGATATTAGTGGTTCAGATGAAACTGCTTCAAACACATCATAAAATAAATTAATTTAGGGGGGATGAAATATTCCCCCCTTTTTATAAAAGGAATCATATGGCACTTTGGGATATGAGAAAAACTGAAAAAATTACTCCTTTATTTGATGATAATGATTTAAAGGAAGATGTATCTAGATTAGAGAAAAAAATAGATACAATATTAGCTTTATTAGTAAAATTACAACAACAAAAAAAGAATGATTAAAGTATTTATGGCAATAATAGTAACTTCGATGCCAAATTGGCCATCGGTAAAATATCAAGGATATTTATATCCAGATATGGATACTTGTCTAACCTCTACTGAAATGTATGTTCAGCAATTTAAAAATTATGCTAAAAGTCAAGGAGACTATGAAGCACATTTTGATTCAATATGTTTTGAGGTAGATTCATATCCAATAAAAGCATTTAACAATTTAGAATTAGGAATATAATGGCAACATATTTAACAATAACTAATAGAGTACTCAATGATTTAAATGAGGTTGAATTAACATCTGCAAACTTTAGTAGCAGTAGAGGTATTCAAACATCTATTAAAAATTTTGTTAATAGGTCATTACACGATATATATAATGAATTAGAAGAACTTCCAAGTCTTCATAAAGAAACATTTTATAATACAAATGCAGGTCAAAGAGAGTATGCTTTGCCTAGTTCTAATTCTCCACAAACTGGAGACTTACAATGGCGTAAAATAGATTGGGATACAGTATATTTAAAACCAAAAGAACTAGTTACAAATGGTGAATTTACTTCTGATATTAGCAGTTGGACTACAATAGCAGGTAGCGGTAGTGCGGCTTATAATAGTGGTGGTAATGGCAGATTAAGATTAAATGATTATGCGGCTTATCAAGCAATAACAACAAGTAAAAATACAGAGTATAGAATACAAGTAAAAGTATTTGATTCTAATAGTGTAGGACAAGCATTAAAAGTTCAAGTTGGCACATCAGCAGAAGATACTACTAATTTAAATACTACTTTGACTGTAACTAATTTTGGTGAAGGTGCAGTATTAGATACAACATTTACAGCAACAGCACAAACAAGTTATATTACAGTAAATAATACAGTTACTACAACTAATTTAGATGTAGATTATATTAGAATTTCTAGAAGTACTAATCCAAAAAGATTACGTTACATTTCTTACGATGATTATATTAGACAATATGCAGAAAAAGATAAAGCTAATTTAAGTTCATCACAAGGAGAACCAAAATATATTTATAAAACACAAAGTGGTAAATTAGGAATTAGTCCAGTTCCAGATAGAAATGACTATTCTATAGTTATTGAATATTGGAAAGAACATACAGAATTATCAGCACATGGAGATTCTCCAGATTTAGATGATAGATATGCTGATTTAATTGTTACTAAAGCTAGATATTATGCTTACAATTTACGTTCTGACCCAGAACATGCAATGATTGCAAATAAAGAATATGAAGATGGATTAAAACGTTTACAAAAAGATTTAGTTGCAAAACAAGAATATATGCGTGATGAAAGAGTCAATCTTCGTTATTATGGTAAAGGAATAATGTAGTGCCAAATACTTCTCAGATAACACCAACAGTTGTAAGTTGTTTTGGTGGATTAGTTTTAAATAAAGATATATTTTCTATGAGACCCGGAGAGGCTTTGCAATTACAAAATTTTGAACCGGACATTGCAGGTGGATATAAAAAAATGTTAGGTACAACATTATATAATTCTAATATTGTACCACAAGTATCCTCATCTAGTGAAATTGTAGATATGGTGGCTATATTTAATGATGTAGTACTAGCGGCTAGAGGCGGAACTATTAGTCGTGCAGGAACAAGTGGTTCTTGGACTTCTATAGCAACAGGTAAAAGCACATCATTTAGATATGACTTTGAACGTTATAATTATAACGGCACAGAAAAAATAATGATAGCAACTGGCGGAGATGCCGCTTTTTCTATTGACACATCGTATAACGTTGATATAATAAATGCAACGGATGGTGGAACTGCTCCAACAAATCCTAAATTTGTAGCATCTTTTAAAAATCATATGTTCTACGCAGGTATGTCAAATGCTATATCTAGTGTAATATTTTCTGGCCCTTTTACAGAAGATGATTTTGATACAGGTGGTGGAACAATAAAAGTTGATACAACAATAGTTGGACTTAAAGTTTTCCGTGAAGAATTATTTGTATTTGGTGAAGATAGAATATTTAAAATAACTGGCTCATCAAGTTCTGATTTTGCTGTTACACCAGTTACTCGTAAAATTGGTTGTGTAGATGGTAAAAGTATACAAGAGCTTGGTGGTGATTTAATTTATTTAGCACCAGATGGTCTTAGAACTATTGCAGGTACAGAAAGAATTGGTGACGTAGAATTAGGTACAGTATCTAAACAAATACAAGATAGAATTGCAGATATTGGAACAAATAATATTACTTCTACAGTTATAAGAAGTAAATCACAATATAGATTATTTTATCCAACTACAGGACAAACAGAAGGCACAGCAAAAGGAATAATAGCTGTGTTAAAAGCAAATCCAGAAACAGGAACATTAGGGTTTGAATATGCAGATATAAGAGGATTAAAACCATCTTCTACAGATTCATTTTTTGTAAGTGATACAGAAACAATAGTACATGGTGGATATGATGGTTATGTATATAAACAAGAATCTGGAGGTTCTTTTAATAGAGCAGGTTCTACATTTACTATTACAGGTTTTTATCGTTCACCAGATATGTCACTTGGTGACCCAGGTATACGAAAGACTATGCAAAGAGCTTTAGTTAACTATAAAGTTAACGAACAAATGGATACAACAAATCAAACATTTACATTAAGATATAATTATGATGACACAAATACACCACAACCAGACTCATATTCATTTTCTTCTGCACAAGTTGCGGCATTTTATGGAAGTGGTACATATGGAACTTCTGCATATGGTTCATCTGGATTTCCACTTGAACGAGTATCAGTAGAAGGTTCTGGATTTGTAGTGGCATTTAAATTAGAAGACGAAAGTACAAAACAAGCATTATCCTTAAGGGGATTTGAGTTAGAATACATTAACGGAGGAAGAAGATAATGGGAGCGACCTATACTAGACAGAGTACTATTACTGATGGTGCAGTCATTGAGGCATCACATTTTAATGATGAATTTGACCAGTTATTAGCTTTTGCGGCATCCAGTACAGGACATACTCATGATGGTACAAGTGCTGAAGGTGGCCCAATTACTAAACTACTTGGTAATACATTAACATTTGGTGCAGGCACTGCAGGAACAGACATAGCAATTACATTTGATGGTGAGTCAAATGATGGTGTTATGAAATGGATGGAAGATGAAGATTATTTTGAATTTTCCGATGACCTTCTTGTAGCTAGTACAGAAAAATTACAGTTTAGAGATACAGCAATATATATTAACTCATCTACTGATGGGCAATTAGATTTAGTAGCTGATACAGAAATACAAATAGCGGCTACTACAATAGATATAAATGGTGCTGTTGCACTTAATGGTGCTATTACAGGTGCTACTAATATTACATTATCTGGTGAATTAGATGCGGCTACTTTAGATATATCTGGCGATGCAGATATTGATGGTACACTTGAAGCAGATGCAATAACTATAAATGGAACTGGAATAGGTTCTATCTATCAAGTTTTAGCAGGTAGTTCAGATACAGTAACAACTGGAGCTTTAAACTCTGGTTCAATAACTTCTGGATTTGGCACTATTGATACTGGCTCATCAACAATTACAACAACAGGATTAATTACTGGTGGTTCATTAGATATTGATGATGTTTTAATTAACGGAACAACAATAGGACATACTGATGACACTGATTTAATGACACTAACAAATGGTGTTTTAACAGTAGCAGGTGAAGTTGATGCAACATCATTAGATATATCGGGTAATGCTGATATTGATGGCACATTAGAAACAGATGCTTTATCAATAGATGGAACAACAATTACTTCAACTGCGGCAGAAATAAATATATTAGATGGTGATAATACTGCTTCAACAGTAACTATTGCAGATGCGGATAGAATCATCTTAAATGATGGCGGCACAATGAAACAGGTTGCTGTTAGTGCACTTAATACTTATACAAGTTCAAGTATAGCGGCTGATGATATTGGTACTGGTGATGCGGCTATAACGATAGCTACATCTTCTGGTAATATTACAATAGATGCTCAAGCAGGTGATGCTGACATTATATTTAAAGGAACTGATTCAAGTTCTGATATAACTGCTTT